GTTATTAGTAAATCACAAGAGAATAAATCAAAAGGTAATATTAGAAAAAGTTTGATAAATGGTGCTGAAAATGCTGGCGGATTTTATAGACCTGATTATTTTGTTCAAAGAAATGGTTTCAACGACAAAGGAACAAATAGTCGTTATTACGACATAGACTGCTGGTTTAATAATTTGATAGATGTATAGCAAGGGTATTAGTTGGATAGATGATTGTAGGATTCCGTTTGTGGATGATATAGATTTGGAACAAACTACACATCAAAAAACAAAAGGGGATAAATACGGAAATGGTAAAGGGTTTCATAAAGAACCTATTATTATGCAGATGTATAAACCTCAAGGTCGTTTCCCCGCTAATCTATTAGTATCAGATGATATGTTGAATGATGGAGTTATTAGTAAGAGTGAAGGACGAAAGATATATGAGAATGAAAATATAAACATAAATAATAATGTTTATAATGATGGTTGGAAAAGACAAAAAAGTGATATTAAAGACAAAGGAACTAATAGTCGTTATTACGACATAGATAAATGGTTTGATAAAATAATAGAATAATATGCCAAAATCAAAATTGAGAAAGAACCACAAACAGAAGGTTCAAGCGTGGAAACAAAAGAATGAGAATATCACAAAACAATTTAACAATAAACTGAGAGCAGCAATAGCATCACAGAATAACCCCAACCTTGAAAATGGGGAAATGAAGATTCAAGTTTCTTAATGAAGATACAAACCACATCGGTATTTGAGACCCTCCTTAATTCAGATAAGAGGATAAATGTATTTCAAGGTTCATCAAGAGCCAGTAAGACATATAATATCCTAATATACTTTATTTACAAGTTATTGAATGAGGACAACAAAACATTATCTATTGTGAGAAAAACTTTACCAGCACTCAAGGGGTCAGTATTACGAGACCTCAAGGAGATACTAATAAAGTTTGACTTATACAATCAGAATGATTGGCATTCTGTAGATGGATATTATCAGTTGGGGACAAATATGATTGAATGGTTCTCGGTGGATGATGAAACAAAACTACGTGGTAGGAAAAGGGATTACCTATTCATCAACGAAGCAACAGAAGTATCTTACGATGAATACATACAATTGATGCTACGAACATCAGATCTCACAGTAATGGACTTGAACCCCTCCCTATGGAAGTCGTGGATATATGACCTTGAAGGACAAGAGGATGTCAGTTATAATATCACAACCTATAAGGACAATCCATTTTTGTCAGAAGTTCAAGTTCAAGAAATCGAGAAGCTCCAACACAGAGATCCGAACCTGTGGAGGGTATTTGGATTGGGTGAGAGAGGACTTCCCACCAAAATGGTATTCTCACATCAGCAGAAGTATTCAACCTTACCAGAGGGTTCTAAATTGCTTGGTTATGGAATTGACTTTGGATTCCAAGATCCTTGCACTTTGATACAAGTTCATAAGAACGGGGAGTCAATTTATTGTAAGGAATTGTTGTATCTCAGAAATATCACCATACCTGACTTTATCTATAAGATAAAGGACTTGGGTATAAACCTCAAAGATGATTTCATTTGTGATAGTGCAAATCCCCAATCTATTGAAGAATTAAGACGACAAGGTATCAATGCGAAGCCAGTAAAGAAGAACTCCATATTACACGGCATTGATCTTATTAAACGAAACAATTTTTATATTCACGAATCATCTACAAATCTTGAACAAGAGTTATTAAGTTATGTTTGGAAAACTGACAAAAATAATAATAACCTTGATGAGCCAGTGGATGATAATAACCACTTAATTGACCCCTTACGCTATGTCCTTGAAATGAAGGTATTTCGTAATACGGGAGTTTACGTAATGTAAGCGATTTTAGAAAAATTATATTTATAGATATATGGCAGGAACATACATAGAATACGACAGTAAAAAATTCGAACTCCAAGAATTAACCATTGAAAAATGGCAGAACATAATGAAGTTCAAAGACATATATGATGAAGTCGATATGTATATTATGATGATATCTGAAATGACTGGTTTGGAACCAGAGCAAGTCAGAGATGGGGATGCTCAAGCGATAGTTTCTTGTGGTGAATTATTACATTCATACATCAATCAAGAATCGAAACAAGTGTTCCATACTATGAAACACAAAGGTGTTGAATATGAGTTGGTCGATTTTAGTAATATAACATTCGGTCAGTTTGTAGATATTGATAGTTTTGTAATGAAGGACGAATCCTATAAGGTTGCCAATCTAAATGAGTTGGCGGCATATTTATACACTGAGAAGGGTAAGAAGTATGGTGAAACAAACTTCAAGAAGAATATAGAGAATTTCAAACAATTACCTTTGAAATATATTGAGGGTGCCGTTTTTTTTTTATGGACTTTAGAAAAGGGATTGTTCGGTCTTTCGGAACTTTATTCAAAGAACAAGTGGATGTGGAGGGGGATAAAGATAGTAATAATTTCTCGAAATTTTGGGGATACTATATCTGGATTGCTCAACTCTCAGAGAACAAAGTTTGGAAAGTTGATGGTATTACTAGTCTCCCCCTTATTCTTTGTCTCAACCATCTGTCGTATCTTAGTGACTTACGTTCGGAAGAAGAGAAAGCAATTAAAAAACAAATGAAAGAACAAAGATGACAAAAACAGTAAATGCTCTCAATCTAAAAAATATAGTCGATGACTTTCAGTTATTGGCTAATAGACACAAACAAATAAACTCATTCGGATTTGGTGATTTGGATGAGTTCACTTATCAAGTAGATAGAAGGGATAAAGTCGTTAACCCAAGCGATCAATCACCTTACTATCCATATCTTTATGTTGTTCCCGCTAATGTAATCCAAGAGTTTGGGTTTATGACATTTGAGTTCAACTTGATCGTATCTGATATTATGAAACGTGATATGGATAATATGACTGACATATTGTCTGATACATTGCAGATAATGAATGATGTTATATCTATGTTCAGATTATCTGTTACAGAACAACTCGGAAACTATAACGAATATTATTATTTGGATGATGCTGTAACAATGGTTCCATTCATTGAAGAATATGAGGACTTATTGTGTGGATATTCAGCAACCATTAGAATCAAAACCAAAACTTACTTGGATAGATGTGTGGCAGCATTTGATGACTTCCCCGCTGATCCTTGTGTTTCACCAACACCTACTCAAACAAATACCCCGACTAATACACAGACACCTACTCAAACACAAACTCCAACTAATACGGGAACACCTACTCAAACACAAACCCCTACTCAAAGTCCAACTGCTACAACAGGATCTAGTCCAACCCCAACATCAACTAGTACTCCTACTCCAACGACCCCATTGACATATTCCACAATAAGTTTATGCACTAGCAACGGGGTAAATGGTTTCAATTCAACAAATGATATTTGTTCTGGAACTTGCACCCCTGTCACAGTTTACATTTCACAGACAGGGATAACAACCTTCCAACAAGCTGCAATAACTTATGGGTTACCGATCTATACATCACCTGTTTTCATACCAGCAAACTTATATGATGGTAATTCTCAATGGTATGGTTCAACCGATAAATCTGAAATATTCCAAGTTGATAATGACGGAGCAATGTCATTATTTGGAACCTGTCCAACCTGATAACCTATGTATGATTTAACAGAACAACAACTTCAACAATTAGGTGATATGTTTGCCGCTTTTTATAGACAAAAAATAAAGGCAAAAATATATCCATTTGGGAACCCTTCAGTTAGGGGTCTATCCAACAAAGTTGCGTCTGGTAAGTTATTGAATAGTATAAAGACAAAGGTCATTGAAACACAAGATGGACTTATGTTGGAAATAGAATATATGGACTATTTCAAGTATGTTAATCTTGGTCGTAAAAAAGGTGGTAAGTTTGTTCCAATCAAAGCATTATTGGATTGGATAAAAATTAGGGGAATACGAAGACGTGATAAGAAAGGACGATTCGTAAAAGGTAGTCAGTTGAGTTTAGCATTCGCAATACAAAAGAACATACATAAGTTTGGTATTAGAAGAACCAACATTTATGATAAAGCCTATGATTCATTGGAAGATGTTTTAATGAATCCTCCACCAGAATTTAGAGATGATTTTGAAAGATTATATAATGCAGTTGGAGACGACGTGGAAAACTTCATTATCAGAACATTAAATAGAGAAATACCATCAAAATAAAATGAGCTTCAATTTAACAATATTACAACAACCCCTATCGGTAACAGAAACACATTCTGACCACACTTGGAATGTGGCATTAAATAGTTATTCTGCTTACACCGATATTCGTTTGGTTGTGGACATCTATAAGAACCCCTATCAAAATGATATGGGTCCTAATAACACAACTGGTTCAACACAAGAATCAGGTAAAATAGCTCGACTACTTATCCCATCCAATGAGTTTGGAAATTGTATCTTCAATGTTGAAACGATTATCAGAAATATTGTAAAACCAAATCCTCGAAATATGTCGATGATTTATGACACTGATACTGGTTTTGCAGAATCTGACCCCTATGCTGTATCTGTAACAAATTCATCATTGGTGAATGTGGACAAAGAAACATCACAAGCAACAATCAATAATTTACCTATAAATTTCATAAGTTATTCTAATGGTTTCAATGGTGGTTATAATGGGTTTGAGAACATCTATCATATCAACGAATATCGTTTGATTTTTGGGGTTCAGTATGCAAGTGGAGGGACAACTACCATCATAATAGATTCGTCAAACTACGGGGTTTATTCAGGGTTCACAGGACAAACAATAAATCCTCTTAGTGCTGCAACCCAACCTTATGGTGTGATGGTATGGCCTGGTGTTCAAGACAATAAAAGATATGGGGTATCGGACAATCCATATCTAAATTATTATTATTCTGGTGTCAATCTAAATGGTCAATATAACTTTTGGAATACAAAGGTATATGACTTCGCTATGAATAGTGGGGTTATTCCATTCAACATAAATGGTAAGTTTATGGGAACATTTGGTGAGGAAACAAAACCAATGACCATCCTAAATGGACAACCAATTCAAACAAGATATAGATCTCATTATTATACTTGTCCTATTGTATTAGGATTTATGTATGGTGAGAACCCATTGTATGATAACTCATCAGTAATTGAATCTGTGAGTATCTTACAAAAGAATGGGCCAAATGCTCAACTTAACTATGATGTGGTTTATTCACAACCTATTTCATACACTCAAAACCCCACAAATTATAACTCATTCTTGGGTCAAAGAATTGCATATGTCAATTGGAAACAAAACCCTAATGTAAGACCAAATAGTGATGTAGCGATCTTCTTGTCAAGTGGATCTTGTGATACCAACTATTCTGCTGGTGTATCTGAAATTGTTCAATACAAGATGATGGAACCTGAGTGTTTCAATGATCCTGTAAACTTCTTGTTTATCAATAGAAATGGAGTATGGGATACATTCACCTTCACAAAGAAATCTCAATATGCTAAGACCCCACAAAAGAAGATATATGGATCACAGAAGACATTAAATTCAACGGTATGGAATATGCAAAGTTATGATTCATCTGAAACAGTTTATTATGGGGATGCAGCAGAATTTATGACAGTAGCATCAAACTTTGTAAAACAGAATGACGTGGATATAATTGAAGAATTGATTATGTCCCCAACTGTATATGTTATTAAAGATGATTGGACACCACAAGATAATCAGTCATTGATATATCCATATTTATTACCAGTTCAAGTGTTGAATAAAGAGGTGAAGAAATATCAACAGAAATACGACAGAGTATTCCAATATGAACTTGAATTGAAATTAACCCCTTATAGACAATATAACTTACCTTACTAATGAGTTTACGAATCAGGACTGTAATATCAGGTGTTCACAAATACTTGGATTTATTTGATGATGAAGATATTTTGATGTCATTCTCCGTTGGGGAAATACAAGATATCACATCAAAGAACTCAAGTTATTCAAAGGCATTCACATTGCCAGGAACGAAGAACAATAATGAAATATTCAACTATTTTTATGATATAAACTCAACACCTTTGGATTTTGACCCGAATGATAAATTTGATGCAATTATATCTTGGGATGGTTATGAGATACTAGTTGGAAATATTCGTTTGGATGGGGTTACGATTCAAGATGAAGATTTTACTTATCAAGTTACGTTCTATAATCAGGTTGGAAATTTAGCTGCAAACATAGGGGACAAATTCTTACGTCAAACTGACTTATCTCATTTATCACATCCATTCACATCAGAAGTTATATTACAATCTAATGTTGATTATAACTTATTCCCATTAACTGGTGCGACAAACTATTCATATCAGAATGGTAAGACGATGTGGGGGCTTTATAATATCGGTTATGATTATACTGGTAATACCCCATTTGTTGATTATGTTGCAACCCCTTTGGTGGAATTTTCAGATTTGGTTGATGGTGCTTATGACCCTTCAGAAGGTCATTTTGATAATTTTAATTTCCCTGTTAGAGATTATTACTACAAACCAACAATTCAGATTAAAGAATTATACTCAAGTATTATTAAAGATGCGGGTTATGAAATACAATCTGACTTTTTTGATACATCTTACTTTGAAAGATTTTATATGCCATTAAAGTTCTTGGATGAAACCCCATATTCAAGAAACGCTTTAATTCCTTGTTATACTTACATAAATGAAAACTTTTTATTTAGTGGTTCAACTTCAGCATCCACCAATCCGAGTTCAGGAATAACTTGTAATAATCTTAATTTGTCTGCTAATACTACAAATTTAGCAATACCAGATCTTTATCAAGGAGTATACGATTTTCAGTTCAATTATACAATACAATCAAACGGAATTTGTGAGTTTACCATAGTAAACACAGGACCAGGTAATATGACTTTTAGTTATGTTGATAATACACTTCAAGAATTTGTAGTAACAATTCCATCTTCAGAAATTGGTATTCCATATACTTATCAAGGGACATTTCTTAGTGTTCAAAGTGGTAATGGGACTGTAACGTCAAGCTCAACTTCAGGAGCAGCTTTATATGGTCTTATAAGTTATCAACAAGATGATTTTCCTGGTCAAACATTTTATGAAGGGCCTTTTGCTGTGAGATTCGATGAGAATTGCACCTCTCAATTTCAAAGTTCACAAGTAGAATCTATAGCTAGATTTTCTTTCGTTCGTGGCCCATTCTCAACTCCAAAAATCAATTATCAAATACAATTTTATTTTGAAGGTAATAATGTTGAAATATCAGATTTCAAGTTTCAGATTTTTGATGCACCAAGATTTCTTTTATCAGGTCAAACATTTGATTATGCTTTAGAATTTCCTGATAATGATTATAAACAGATAGATTTTATAACTTCAGTCAATAGATATTTTAACTTAGTAGTTGTTCCAAATCCTGATAAACCAAGCAATTTAATTATTGAACCAATAGTTGAATATTTTGGTAAGGGTGAGTTATTAGATTGGACGACAAAAGTTGATTACAACCAATTGCAATCAGTAGCACCAACGACCTCTCTTATCAATGGAACTTTAGATTTTAACTTTCAACTTGACCAAGATTATGCTAATCAAGATTTTAAGAGTGCATCCAATAAAGTATTCGGCACAGATAAAATAAATCTGAATATACCATATAAGAACTCAAATATAAATTTTTCATTGATTTTCTCATCCCCTATTGATATCACCATAAATAGCGTGCAGAGTAATTATCTGACTTTATCTTCATTTTCTAAGATTAAGAATGTCGATAGTCAAGGGACAAGTTTACAACAATTCCAACCATTCAAAATATTACCACGTGTTGTATTCAGAGGATTGACATTACCTGCTTTGAATTATGGTTTCACAAGAGTTTTCGGTATCACGCAATTTTTCACTTATGAAGTGCCGTATTATATGCAATCGTTTGCAGAACAATTTACACTTCGAACATTCACCAACATCAATAGATTTACAACTTATCCATTCAATTATAGTGGTTTTTCTCACTATATTAACTTCAAAGGTGAAGACGTAACTACTATTCAACCAAGAGAATTTGAGTTTATTGCAGAGGACTTATATGACATCTATTACAAAGATTATATTGATGATCTTATTAGTCCTGAAAACAAAATATACAAAGTAAAAATATATCTTACACCTAATGAGGTAAAACAACTTCGTTATGATGAAAAAATACTAATAAAAAACTCAATATTCAGAGTTAATAAAATAGAGAACTTCAATTTATTAGAACCATCCATTTGTGATTTAGAACTCATTAAGTTGACAAAGACCTATGATGAACATAAAGTATTATATTATGAGTTAGTTCCTTGTGCGGGAGGGGCTAGTAGATATTGTAATTCTGATCTAAATTTTAATCTTTATGCCTACATAGGAAACTATGTAACTTTATATGATGATAGTTTGAATGCTTTAGGTTGTCATCAAGTTCTTCAGGGCTATGATAATCCAAGTAATAACTATCAACATTATTATATCGCTTCAGGATATACTTTTAATCAAGTAAATGCTTATTCTGATTGTGGATGTTCAGGTTTAACTGCATTTAATGTGGTTCAGGATGGTCAAGCGGTATTACCTCCACCAACACCATCTCCAACCCCAACTAATCAAGTAACACCAACAAATACATCTACACCAACACAGACACCAAGCAACTCAGCTACTCCGAGTATGACAGCGAGCAACACTCCTACTCAAACTCCGACTATGACTGCTACCCAAACTTCAACACAAACACAGACTCCGAGTCAGACAGCAACTCAAACTCCGACTGTAACACAGACGCCAACTAATACTGTGACTAATACTGCAACACAGACACCTACTAATACTGCGTCTAACACACCAACACAAACTCCTACTAATACATCAACTCCTACTCAGACAATAACTCAGACTCCGAGCAATACGGCAACTCAGACACCTACTAATACTGCGTCTAATACACCAACTCAAACCGCAACAAATACTCCAACAAATACGGCAACCCAAACACCAACTAATACTATAACTCAAACTAAAACTCCAACACAGACCCCAACCAATACCGCAACACAAACTCAAACACCTACTCATACTCCGACACCATCGTCAACTCCAATATGCACAGATGAGTTGGTATTGACAGGTTTCACTACAGGCGCAACTTATGCAAATGGAACATACTATAGATTGGAAACTTACTCTGGTGGAACATTCAATGTTGGATGGGGAAGATCTGTAGGATCAGAAATTTATTTTGTAGAAGGAGCATTCAGTGGAGATGGATATTCTTATAGTGTATTCTATAAAGAGATTCAACCGAATGTTTATGCAACTTTGATTAAGACTAATCTTTGTGATTTCGGGGGATGTGATTGGGCTTTATTTAGAACGACAGGTGGAACATTGGGACAAGTTGCATATGAACCAACTTCTAATGGTGCATTTTCGGTTACATTCGATCAAGGTTTCGATTATAACGGGGTTAGATTCATAAATCCTGGTATTCAAGCTTTGACACAGGTAACTGTATCATATCCTTTTGTTTGTCCTACTCAAACACCGAGTGTGACACCAACAAATACTGCAACTCCAACTGTAACCCCAACAAATACAGCTACTGCAAGTGTAACTCCGACTAGAACGGTAACACCTACTAGCACACCAACACCAACAGCAACATTGTCCACAGGTAATACCGATGCAAATCTATATCTTGAAGCCGTAGTTCAAGCAGGTGGAACTGGTATAACTTCAACTGTATCAGCAGCAACACAAACCTTATTTGCAGATCTAAAAACATGTGGTGTTTATGATAAATTGGATGCTCTATATCCATTCTTAGGTGGAACTGCAGCATCTGCTAAATGGAATGCTAAAAATCCTGTTGATACAAATGCAGCGTTTAGATTGACATTCGCAGGTGGTATGGTTTATAATCAATCATTCGGTATTCAAGGTAATGCTAGTAATGCTTTTGCGGATACATATTGGGTTGAAAGTGCACAAACACCAACGTCAGCAAACACAACTATTGGTTTCTTTATTTCAGTTTCAGGAACAGCTGGCTACGAAATAGGAAGACAATATCCTGGTGGTTGGTTAGCGTTAAATGGTTCATTATCGAATAATACGATTGGGTCTATTCAAAACTCAACACTTGGAAACTTAACTGCAACGACCCCTTCTCAAGCAATAAACTTCTTCGGTTTAACTAGAACAAATAATTCGCAAGTTTCATTTGTGAGAGCAGGTGGAGGAGTTCAAACAGTGACGAGAAATACGGATGTTGCCCGTGCTGGTCAGTCCTTAGCTATTTTATTTGCGGCTGGTTTTGGTGGATATTCAAATAGGGGATTAGGAACAGCATTCATTGGTGATGGTTTAACCACAACTGAATTGGGTTGTTTGAGAGATGCAATAACAACATTCAACACAACATTAGGTAGAAATATTACTGATCCTAGTGTTTCACCAACCCCAACACCAACAAATACATCAACTCCGAGCAACACCCCAACTAATACAACAACTCCAACTTCAACATCGAGTAGCTTCACACCATTAACACTTTGTGTTGATACAGGTGGAATTGGATGGAATACTGATACGGATGCTTGTAATGGTTTCTGTAACACTCAAACCGTATATGTCCCACAGGCTGGTGTAACTTCATTCCAACAAGCGGCTGTAACTTATGGATTACCACTATATAGTAGCACCACATTTACTATAGCAAATAAATTCAATGGTAATAATAAATGGTTTAAGTCAGTAGGAGGAGGTGAGGTATTCCAAGTTGGAACAGATGGTTCAATGTCAGTATTCGGAGCTTGTCCATCACCAACTCCAACACAAACCTCAACCCCTACGAATACACCAACTGTGAGTGTATCTTCGACACCAGCATCAACACCAAATTCAACACCAACTAATACCCCAACTAATACAAGAACTCAAACACCAACTCCAAGTGTGACACCATTACCAACAATTTATACACACGGAACAGTATTGGGAACTTGTAGCAATTATTGTAATACAAATTATAACATAACAACATTAACCACAGCAGACGGAAACTATACATCTTTAACTATCGGTGATACGATATATGGACAGGGTGGGGTTGCAGGATTTGTAGCATACTCCAATGTATCAACAGATACAACGACTGGTCCATTCAAGATTGCAGAAATAAATACAAGTGGTGTCGTAACAGGTCTATTCGAATGTATCGGTGGAAGTTGTTCTCCAATATAAAAAAATATGAAAGTAGGATTATTAACAATAGAACAAAAAGATCAGTTGGTTGGTGTTCAACTCCAACACGACTGGTATTTCAATCCTGTCCAAGATGGAAATGGTGATTGGATTATATCAACACAAGAAATAGATAATAACACGAATGTCGATGTTATTTGGGTAAAGGACTTACCATTGATTGAATATGTTCCTTTAGCCTAAACCAATAATAAAAAAAATATATTTATAAGTATGAGTTGTTTAACATATACACATAATGACCCTTTAGATAGTGGGACAAAATACATTTCAGGAACAACCTGTTTGGGAACCACAGATGTTTATAATCTTAATTTTGGTGATTCTGTATGTATGGAAGCCGAACTTCCCATTATCATATGTGATGGTATAACAATCAGTGGTAGTTGTAATAGTCCTGTTGTAACACCAACACCGACTCAAACCCCAACTAACACAAGCACTCCAAATCAAACTCCAACTCCAACATCAACATTAGGAATAACCCCAACTCCAACTACTACTACAACACCAACTAAAACACCGACTAGCACTCCAGGTCAATCACCGACACCAACAAGCACATTGACTGCAACTCCAACTCCAACAGGATTACCTCAAATTTATACTCACGGAACGGTTAGAGCAACTTGTTCTGACTTCTGTAATGCGAATTATCAAATAGATGTTCAAACACCAGCAGATGCTAGTTATGCAGCACTTACAATTGGAGATACAATATATAATCAAGGTGGGACAGCAGGATATGTTGCATATGCTGCAACTTCAACCGATACATCAACAGGTGTATTTAGAATAGCACAAATTGATACAAATGGTGAAATATTAGGAATATTCATTTGTGTTGGTGGATCTTGTGACCCTTTATAATGACTTATGGAAATTAAATTTATAACTGACGAAGGGGTAAATGATACCCCAAAACAAATTAACACATATCTGAATCACTTACAAGGTAAGATGAAAAGTTTGTTGAATTATAATTACCTATTGGAATCCCTTAACATAAGATAAGATGGCTCAAAAAAGAATTGACATAAAATTCAATGTAGACGATAAGTCAGTAAAAATTGCTGGTGAGGAAACAATGAAGTTGAGCCAACAGGTTCGACTATTAAAGGCTGAACTTGCTAGTGGTAAATATTCTCAAGAAGAGTTTGAGATATTAGCAACCAAATTGGGGGATGTTGAAGACCAAATGGCAAAGACCAAAACAAGGTCTGGTGACTTATTAACATCCCTTCAACTTATACCAGGCCCCATTGGTGAGATTGCAAGTAAGTTTAATGGAGCAATTGCTTTATTGAAACAATTCTCAGGTTTCAGTTTCAAGGACTTAAAATTTCAATTCAAGGAAACTCTTAATGATGTAAAGGACATTGGAAAATCATTAGCAGATGCTACGGGTCTTTCATCACTTTTTGGTAAAACAGTTCAAGCAACTCAAGAGGGATTCGGTGCTGTCAGTGATGGTGTAAAAACGGCAACCATTAGTGTAAAGGGTTTTAGTAAAGCATTAGTTGCGACAGGTATTGGTGCTATTGTCGTTGCTGTTGGTCTTATTGTTGCTTATTGGGAGGATATTGTAGGTCTCGTCAATGGGGTATCTAGTGAACAAAAAAAGTTAAATGAGTTAACCCAAAAAAATCTTGAAATTGAACAAAAGAAACTATCTGATTTAGATGGCCAAACTAATCAACTCAAACTTCAAGGTAAGACAGAGAAGGAGATTCTCCAACTCAAAATACAACAAAGTAATCAAGCCATAACTGCGGCAGAAGTTGCGTTACAGAGTGCTGAGGATACTAAAAAGGCTCAAGTTGACGCCGCGAAACGGAATCAAACAATTTTATCTGGTTTATTACAATTCATAAGTATTCCAATCACAGGGATTTTAGCAACAATAGACGCAGTCAGCGTCGGCCTGAAAGAATTAGGGGTAATAGAAGAAGCACTCACATTACGTGAAGACACCTTTGATTATCTTTCTTCATTTGTTTTTGACCCCGAAGCGGTTGAAGAAGAAGCACAAGCAGTCGTTACTACACAACAAGATACACTTAATAAATTAAAGGAACAGCAGGCTGGTTATCAGTTAGCAGTCAAAGATATTGATAAACAGGCAGCGGATAAAAAAGCGGAGACCACCAAAGAAAATAATGCTAAGGAACTTGAGGCTCAAAAAATCCTTGATGATGCAAAATTACAACAGCAATCAAAACGAGCACAGGAAGAAGCTGCAATTGAAGCAGATTATCAGGCAAAACTTCTAAAGTTAAAAGAGGCTGGTATAGAGGATGATGGTAGTTTGTTAGCACTACGAGATGCTAAACTCAAAGAATTAAGGGATAAGTATGCCGCTGAAGAATTAAAGAGACAACAAGATTTACAAAATCAACTCAGAAAAATAGAAACATCAAGGACTGAAACCTTGATGGATGATGCACAACTTGAGATTGATATTGTGAATCAAAAGTATGAAGCACTTATTGCTGCGGCGAAAGCTAACAATGAGGAGTTCAAAACTTTAGAAGCACTACAAGCAGCTGAAATAGAAAAAATAAGAACTGATGCTACACTCAAGGAAAACGAAAGATTAGCGGCAAATGCTGAAAAGACAAAACAAGATAATCTAAAACTTCTACAAGACGAACAGGCTTACGAACAAGAAAGATTTGCAATGAAGGCACAGGCATTGGATGGTATCATTCAACTTGCTGGTGCTGAAACTGCTGTTGGTCGGGCAGCTTTGGTTGCAAAACAAATCCTATTGGCAAAAGAATTAGTATTGGAGGTTAAGAAAAATATTGCATTCTCAAAAAGTGCATTGGCTCGTTCCCAAGTCGCTGTGGCTGAAGGCACGGCACAAACCGCAAAAATTGGTTTTCCACAAAATATAATTCCGTTAGCATTATATGCAGTTCAAGCTGCCAGTATCATTGGTGCAATTATTAGTGCTACGAGAGCTTCAAAAACTTCTGTAGATGTCGGTGGATTAGAAGGTGGAGCAGGAACCGCACCAACCGCAGCAGCACCAACAGGAGTGGTTGCAAGAAGAAATCAAGGTGGATTTGTTTATGGTGATGGAGGGTCAATTACTGATTCCATACCAGCGATGTTATCCAATGGAGAGTTCGTGATGAATGCAAAGTCAGCATCGATGTTCTCACCAATGTTGACAGCAATGAATGATGTTGGAAACTTGCCAAATATAGGTTTACCACAGTCAATAGGTAATCAGTCATTGGTTGATGTTATGGCTCAAACTGCCAACAATAGACCTATCAAAACTTATGTGACAGCACAAGATATGTCTAACCAACAACAGTTTGATAGAACCATTAAATCAAGGTCATTGATATAATGGCATAAACTAAGAAGGAATATATTTATAATTGAATGAAAATCGTTGAATTACTTATTGATGATGAATTTGAAGAATCAGGTATCGAAGCCATTTCTTTAGTTTCAACACCAGCACACGAAGAAAATTGGATTGCGTTCAACTCGGAAGAACAACCCGAAGTTGACAACTCTATTACATACAGAATTGTGGAGGATGACTTCTGTGCTAACAATCCACTCCTTGACACATTAGGAGAACCATACAACAACTTAATTGATGAAGGATGGGTGTTGACTAAGGTTGAACAGATGACCCCTGAGAGGATACTCAAAATGAGTCGTGAGAAGTTCTCTGATCCAAACGCAGAATCACAAGAAGATACAGTTCAATTTAGAATAAGATTCAAATATGTAGGTCCACGAGACAACAAGAATCGTCAGTTTTGTGCTGATATGTTATCAAAGAATCGAGTTTATAGAATTGAAGACATTGAACAATTATCAAACCCCGAGTTTGGTAATTATGACATTTTTACTTGGAGAGGTTCATTCAACTGCAGACATACTTGGGTAAAACTTATTTATACCGCTGAAGGTAAAATCAGAAACTCTGGTGATTCAACGAGAGGACTTGAAGCAACTGATCCATTATCAGCAGGATTACAACCTGATACAAGACCAGGACCAACAATTAGATCAGTAGATCAAGGTAGGGGTGGAGATCAATGGAAAGAAGGAATGCCAAGAACTGGTCCAAACTTATTCGCAGAGGACAAAGGACTTGAAGATGCTTGTTGGGAGGGATATGAAGCAATTGGAACTAAAATACTTGATGGTAAAGAAGTTCCAAATTGTGTTCCAATCAAAATGACAGAAGATGATTTTGCTGAGAGTATTACAGATTATCCTCAAGGTGTAAGAGACAGAGCCAGAATGGCTGTCGAATGGGCTGATGAGAATGGATGGGGTTCTTGTGGAACTCAGGTGGGTAAAACCAGAGCATCACAGTTAGCAAACGGAGACCCCATTTCAGTGGACACGTTGAAGCGCATGTATTCATATCTATCAAGACATAAGGTTGACCTTGAGTCATCAAAGACTTATGAAGATGGATGTGGTAAGTTGATGTATGATAGTTGGGGTGGTGAAGCCGCATTGACTTGGTCAGAAAGAAAATTAAAGCAATTGGAGAATGAGAAAATGACATTCGCAGTTGCTAGTGAAGATAAAATGATAATCATCGGAGCTGCTATGGTTCCAAATAAGATGATTCACAGATATGATATGTTTGGAAATAAGTATTATGTTTATTTCTCCAAACAATCTATTAGGAAAATGGCTGATAGGTTCTTGAAACAAAAGAGAACGGATGAAACTTCAATAGAACATAACGGAATTAAGTTAGGTTCTGACAAAGTTTATATTACTGAAAGTTGGATTAGCGAAGACCCCAAGAAAGATAAGTCCTCATTATATGGATTTGAATTACCTGCGGGAACTTGGTATATTCAAATGAAAGTAGATGATCCGAAGGTTTGGGAACTTGTCAAACAGAATGCTTTGAGTGGATTCTCGGTTGAGGGTCTATTTAGAGAAAAGTCAGTTTTTTCTAAAGAGAAAACAAAAATAAACCAAATAAAAAACTACTAAATCAATAACAAGATGAATAGTAAAAAAACCCTTGAAAAAATTATACAAATTCTTGGTTTATCTCCACAAGTGTTCTTTGAATCAAAAACTGATCAAGGTATCACAATGAAGATGGAAGGTGAACTAGAGTTAGGGGCAATGATATATGTAGCTACGGAGGAAGGTTTAATCCCCGCTCCTGCTGGTGATCATATGTTAATGGATGGAACTAAAATCGAAGTTGATGAGGATTCTAAAATCACCAAAATTGATATGGGTGGTATCGAAGTTGAAATCGAAAAAGAAGAAGAAATGAAAGAAAAATTCGCAGATGTCAAGTTGAAAGACGGTGAGATTATGAGAGTTGAAGGTGACGTTCCAACTGTGGGTCGTTTAACCAAGAAAGTTTCTTATGATGGAGCTTTGTTGCCATTCACTGATGGTGATTATGAAACTGAAGATGGAAAGATTATTTCAATCGTAGGTGGAGCAATTGAAGGTGTCAAAGAGAAAGGTAAGGATGAATCCTTCACCATCGCAGAGACAGCTCAAGGTGCTAAAGTTGAATCCAAAACATTCGATGTTGGGGAAGAGGTCTATGTCCTTGATGGTGATTCTAAAACTCCTGCTCCTGATGGAGAACACCAAGTTGTTCTCAAAGACGAGAGTGGAAACGAGAACAAAGTTAGATTTATCACCAAAGATGGTATAATTACCGAAAGAGAAAATGTGGAAGAAATGTCAGCTGAAAAAATTGCTGAGTTGTTTTCTGCAGCATTGAAAAAAATCGAGAATAAGATTGACGTTCTCGTAACTAAACAAACTGAACTCGAGTCAAAGTTCAAAAAGTTCTCCAAAGAACCAGCTGGTGACCGAGTTTACAATCAAAAAACATTCGCTGAATCTCCATCAATCGATAGAATGGAATCATTCAAGAGATTGAGAGAAGCGATGAAAAAATAAACATAAATAAAAAATCATACTAAAATGAAAAAATTACAAAAAATGAATTTTAACTACGACCTTGGCGGATTGTCAGCGTATGTAGACCAACTTTCATCTGATATTATTTCTGAAGCTGTATTGTCCCCTGTGACAATGAAATATGTAAACGTTGTTCCTGGTATTAAAGGAACTCAGAACGTAAACCTTTTGAGCGAGACATTGTCTGTTCAAACTGGAACTACTTGCGGATGGAACGATGCGGGTGATGTAACTTTCTCAACTGTTGCTTTGTCGGTTCAGGCTTTGAAAGTAAACCAATCTCTTTGTTTGGAAGAATTAAATACCCTTTGGTTAGGTCAGTATTTGACTCCAGGTTCTTATAACGAGCAAGCTCCATTCGAGCAGGCTATCGTTGACCTTCAGACAAAACAAATTAAAAGATACAATGAAGACATTGTATGGAATGCTTCTTCAGGAAGTTCAACTTTCTCTGGTTTCATTGAATTGTTGAATAACACTGCTGGTGTTGTTAAATTGACTGGTGCTACAGCTCTTTGTTCTGTAACTGGTTCTTCAACTGTAGAACAAGCTAATAGAGTATTGACTCAGGTTGATAACATCATAAATGCTTTGAATAGAAACATCTATGACAGAGACGATATCGTTATCTTTATGTCTCAGCAACAGTTCAAGTGTTACTTGACTGCTATCAGAAACGTAAACAACTTCCACTTCACTGAACCAACTTTGGGTCAGGTATATGAAACATTCCACCCACAAACTAAATACAAGGTTGTTGGTGTTCCAGGATTGAATGGTTCTAACTTAATCGCAGCTGCTCCTCAACAATACTTTATGGTAGGTGTTGACTTGATGTCTGATGAAGATTCTTTCAGAAGCTGGTGGTCACAAGATTTCCAAGAGGTAAGAATTATGTCAGCTTGGAAGATCGGAACTGCAATCGCATTCCCTCAGTTCTTTGTAACTAATGGTCTATAATTAAGGGGGAGTTTGTCTCCCCTTTTTACCACACATAAACTAAAAAAACTAAATATAAAAAAATATGAGTTGTAATTTAGCAGCTGGTATCACACTTGGTTGTAGAGACAATGCGGGTGGTGTTAATAAAGTTTGGATTACTGATTACGATAATATCGCAACCGTAACAAAGAACTCTGGTGACACTATCACAGCTATTTCAGGAACAGGAACATTCTATTCTTTCGAGTTGATCAGAACTACTTCTGAGATGACTGAAACTATCAATGCATCACTTGAAAACGGAACTGTATTCTATACTCAAGAATTGACAATGTTCTTTGCAAAACTTGAACAATACAAGCGTAATATCATCAAAACCCTTGCACAATCATTCAGATTGGCAGTTATCTTTGAAGATAACAATGGTTCCTACTTCTTATTAGGTGAGGAGTATGGAATGTTCGTAAGTGCTGGTTCTAACGTAACTGGCCTTGCATTAGGAGACAGACAAGGTTATAATCTAACCCTTCAGGCTCTTGAGCAATTACCTATGAATGAACTTAGCGGACCAATCGCTTCTGTCGTTCAAGGTATGACAGTGCAATCCTAAATATTTATCACAGGGGGGTCAAATCCCCTGTGATTATTTTATACACAGATGATATTATTAAAATCCAACCAATTAAATAAGATTGTTGTAACGCTCACACAGAACACTACTGTTTGCGATCCTGAATATCTATTTCAATTTGTTCATATATTCTCCAAACAAGAGGTTAAATTCATTTTGCCTGATGTATCACCGCATCCAACGAGATATAATCAATTTGAATTTGTTGAAGGTCAAGGTGTGGGTCAGATACCATTCCCTTATGAAGGACAATATAATTATTATGTGTATGCCCAACCCTTTGGTTCAGGTAACCTGAATCCATTGCAAGCCACCGAGTTGGTTGAAAATGGTATTGCTGACTTCATTGTTGTAAGTGCGGATACAACAAATGAATATTATTTTGAGTTTATTTCCAATGATGAAATAAATTCTAATACTATTTTTGCTCCTGATGAGATAAATCCTCCAACAGCGACTCCTACTCAAACAACAACTAGAACTCCAACTCCTACTCAAACACCTACTCAAACCGCAACTCCAACTACCACTCCAACTAATACTCCTACTAATACTTCAACACCAACTAATACTCCAACTCAAACAAATACTGCAACACAAACGCAAACTCCTACCCAAACACAAACTCAAACTCAAACAAATACTGCAACACAAACGCAAACTCCGACTCCAACCCCATCTAATACTCCAAATGCAGTTTGTCCTGAATCATTCACTGTTAGTGATGCTATTTTTAGTCCTGTGTTTGATAATGGAGTTTATGAAAGACAATATTTGGCTTCGGGTCAAACATTCCAATCTGGTTATGTTTTATCTAACTCATTGAGTGGAGGATATGTTGTATTAGGAACAGCTCCTGACGGAAATAATTACAGCATATTTCAATATCAAGATTTTAGTGATATAAATACTGTCTATGTTCGTTTCAATTTATCAGGAGAATCACGTGGATGGCATAGTATGGAACAATCTGTAAATATTTTGTCATCAGGTTCTACTTGGGTAGGAGCAGCTATCAACTTATTTGATTTCAGTGCTGCTACAACTAGTTCAATTGATTTTGGGGGAATTAAATTCCCAAGATCAGGTATGAATTTAGGAGGATATATTACTTATCCAGTAGTATGCCCTACTCCAACTCCAACTAGAACTCCAACTCAAACTCCAACAAATACTCAAACTCCAACAAATACTCAAACTCCAACAAATACTCCGTCTCAAACTCCTACGCAGACAGCAACCAATACTTCTACGCCAACTCAAACAGCAAGTAACACCCCAACTCAAACACCAACTCAAACACCAACAAATACTGCATCTCAAACCCCTACGCAGACAGCAACCAATACTGCTACTCCAACACAAACTCCAACCCAAACTCCTACAAATACTGCAACTCAAACACCAACAAATACTGCTAGTCCGACTAGAACTCCGACTCCAACAAATACTGCAACTCAAACACCAACAAATACTGCTAGTCCGACTAAAACTCCGACTCCAACAAATACTCCAACCCAAACATCTACACCAACTAATACTGCAACGGTAACTTCCAGTCCAACGATGACTCCAACTCCATCTACAACTCCTCCGCAAGGTCTTGCTCAAGCTCAGTTGTATCTCAATACAGTTGTGACATCAGGTGGAACAGTTGATGCAACTGCATCAGCGGCAACAATAACAATGTTCTCATCTTTATTCTCTAATAATTTATGGGATAAAATATATTCTTTCTATCCTGTTTTGGGTGGAGTTGCTGGATCACATTGTTTGGACGCTAAAAATCCATTATCTGGAAATACTTTGGCATTCAATGGAGGATGGACTCACAATTCAAGTGGTATGCAACCTAATGGAACAAATGGATATGCAGATACTAATTTTAATCCATTGACAAGAATTGGAGATGGTAATACTTCTTCTTTAGGTATTTATGTCAATTTGCAAGGAACAGTTGGAGATAGAATTTACGATATGGGTGTCGCACAAGATGCTACATTATTGACTGATATGTGGAATCTCACAGCAAAAAGAACATCAGGATCTGGTAATAATACTCTATTTGATTCTGGTGATTATCCTAATGCTAGAGTTGAAACAACATCACAAGCATCGGCATCAGGTATGACAATAGGTTCTGTGAGGAGTTCAACAGATAGAATTTTATATAGAAATGGATCAAGTATTGCAACTCAAACTACAAACCAAGCTATTCAATATGGTAATAGAAACTTGGTCATTGGAGCTCAGAGAGGTGCTACTATAGATTTTTATAGCTCCAACAGATATGCATTTGCATTGATGGCTTCAGGTTTAACAAATACTGAAATAGTTAATCTATCAAGTATAATAAACACGTATCAAACTTCATTAGGAAGAAACACATATTAAAATGTTAGTAGGATTATTATCAGTAATAGAGAAAGAAGCAGTAGAAGGTAAACTATATACAACAGATAGTTATTTTAACCCCGTGCAAGATGCTAACGCTAATTGGATTATATCAACTCAAGAAATGGAGTTCTGCACCAATGTAGATTATATTTGGGTAAAGGACTTACCATTGATTGAATGGACAGGTTATTATTGTCCATCAGGAACAACTATAAACCAATGATGATGCAATTGACAAAATAGTATATTTATAATTATGGACGAACAAATAAAACAAAATAAAGACTTTTTACAAGTATTCGACTTCGCAACAGCCAGGGTTCCCTTGATTGAGGAAAACCTCATTATAAACACAAGAACTCCCTGGGTTTACTATGGGGTCGCAAACTTGGCCGCTCAAGAGTTAATTCGTCTATACAACACTTCTCCGACTCACAGAGCCGCCATTACATCAAAGTGGTATGGAACAAGGGGTGAATCAATATCATTGAAATTAGGGGATAATCAGAGGTTATTGATGGCAAATAGCCTCGGTGATAAAGTGTATGATATATGGGATAAGGCGTGTCTCGATTTTATATTATATGGTGGGTTTGCCATCAATGTTGTATGGAGAAAAGATAGGGATATGGGATTCGATATGTATTATATGGACTTCTCCAAATTGAGAGCAGAAAAATCTGATTTCCACGATAGAATCCATAATTTCTATTATAGTTCAGATTGGGCATTCCCTAAAAAGTTTGTTCCAAGAAAGTTACCAGCATTCGACATTCAAAATGAAGAACCTTCACAGGTTTTTTATTATACCACACACTCAGCTGGTAATAACTATTATCCAACCCCTTCATATTGGGGTGGAGCAACTGCTATATCCACACAGATAGAAATATTCAACTGGCATTTCAATAACATTGTGAATGGTCTATCACCATCGTTATTTATTGCTTTGAATAGTGGTATTCCTGATCCTGATCAGAGGGAAGAAATTTACAACACACTTGTTAGCAAATATGCTGGTTCTAATGTCAGTGGTAAATTGATGTTGACCTTCTCGGATGGTAAGGAACAAGCACCTGAAATTACCCCAATCCAACACAATGGTTCTGATAGATTATGGGTTGAATTAAATTCAATGGTTCAAGAAGCGATCTTGACCGCTCACCAATTATCTTCACCTGAATTATTAGGTATTATGACACCTGGTAAGTTGGGAACAGCTGACCATTTGGAAGCACAAGACCACTTTCAAAACTTGGTTATCAAACCACTTCAAACTGAAATAAAATCTGTATTTGAAAAGTTATTAACTATCAGAGATGCTGGTGCTCCAACTCAAATAGAAATCAAACAATTCGAGATGGTAACGATGAAAGATGCGGCTCCAACCATAGATATAAATAAAAATGAAAATGTTGGAGTTGTAAAAGACGAAACAATCCAAGAAAACCAAATATAATATGTCTCAAGCATTAGTTCCACAAAATATTCTTTTAGTATCAGAAACAAAATTGAAGAATTTTACTGATATTGACCAAAACGTAACCTCTGCGGTGTTGCTACCTTTCATTGGCGTAGTCCAACAAACCAAGTTAGAATACATACTAGGACGACGTTATTACGTTGAATTGTTGAATCAAGTTCAAACTAGCACTTTGACAACAATCAATAATAATTTCCTTCAATATTTCTGTCAACCATTGTTAATTTGGGCAGCTTACGCAGAATGTTTACCATCCATCTTTATGAGAATAAAGAATAATGGTATTGTTAATGGTTCTGAAAAGACCATCACCATAAGTGAGATGCAATATATGCAAACCAGAGCTGATGACAGGTCTCAATTTTTCGAGAGAAGAATGATTGAAGAGATAATTTTTAATTCATCTAATTATCCCGCGGTTTACAGCTACACGAGCACAGATGGTATGAGACCTCACTTGGGTAAAAACTACTTTAGCGGACTTCATCTTAATAATGGCCCTCGTTATCAAGGATTGAATGTTGGGCCTGGATCAGGCCCATTAACCTCTGTAATTTACAGTGATCCCACTTGGGCTTGTTGTGGATGGTAATTTGATATTATGAACGAAACGATACTATTACTTATATCAAACGCATTAACAGCAATAGCTGGTTGGTTTGTTGGAAAAAGAAAAGTTACAGCAGAGACAGACAACCAAGTCCTAAAAAACTTGGAGTTAGCCATATCTGTTTATTCTCAGATTATTGATGACTTGAAAAAAGAAATCGAATCATTGAATATAAAAATACAAGAATTGGAGAAGAAGATAGATGACCTTCATCAAGAAAATAAAAAATTAAAATCTTTAGTTAAATAATGCCATTACCTACCAAAAACGAACAGGAAACGGACAACGAGTTCATCTCGAGATGCGTTGGTAAAGTTGCTGATGAGTTCCCTTCCATAGAACAACGACTGGCAGTTTGCTACAGCCAGTTGGAAAAGTTCAAAATGTCGAAAGAGGAGAAAGAGGATAAGTTCATTGTCCAACCTCGAAAGAAAGAAAATAGGGGGACTTATCTAAAACGTTGTTCATCTAATTCTAAGATGAGAGAGATTTATCCGTATATGAAAGAACGTATGGGATATTGTCTCAATGCGTATCAAGAATATTATAGATGGTGGGGTAAATTTGACAATGGCGGGATTCCTGAGGAGTCAGCGTTAGGTAGATGTATCGCAAGAAAAAGAGCTCGAGGAGTTGAATATAAACAAGCCTACAGAGAATGTGCTTCTAAGGTGGTTGTTCCAAGCACCCCTATTGTATTGGGACAGGATCTAATTGTTGAACCAGTATTTTTTAGTGAAATGAATGTATTGGGTTATATGACCAAATATTTTTATATCTGTCCTGGTGCTCAAGGAACGTTCGAACATTTGATTAGCATGAATCCTGATGAGGAAACTGCTGGTATGATCAGAAGTGCGGCACAAATCGCTGATAATGTATTTGAAATAGAGAAGAAAGTTTTGGAAGATAAGAAGGCTAGTCAGGAACAACTCCAACAAGCTGAAATATTGGTTGATGACTTCTATAATCTAATGGATGAAATAGATGAAGAATTGGGTATGATCCACGACGTATCGTATATGGATGGACATATCGAATTGATAGAATCTTATATATAAATGACAATAAACAGATAAATAAAAAAAAATAAAAATATGAGTTTTTCAATCGCAAATACCTCGGCTTCAGCGGTTATCACAAAGATATCCACACCGAGTAGCGTGACTGGCACATTGTCAGTGACAAGTGGTTCCCTACCCCTCTTTGCAGGTGGGATTGTTAGTGGAACAAATACAACCATAGATGATCAAAAAGGTGCACCTGGTGGAACATTTCAAATGATGTTACAACAGGGTGATGCTCAAATTGACGCCTATGTAAATAATACATTATATTCAAGTGCTAGATATTCTTCAGGTTTGATTCAAGTTCCAACCCCAATTCTAACTGCATCTGATAGTTTGACTATGGCAATTTCTGATCCTGACTTCGATTGTTATACATTGAGTGCTTGGCAGAGTGGAGCATCCAACCCTGAAATGATGATAGAACAACCTGATGGAAAAATTGTCTATGTGGGTTATTTCACATCTTATGGTTCAACTGCAGCAAATAGAATAATCAGATTAAATGCTGATTTCAGTGTTGATGATACATTCGTTTATGGAACAGGTTTCAATGGTGATGCAACAGCATTAGCAATTCAGTCAGATGGTAAGTTAATTGTTGGAGGAAACTTTACACAATATAATGGAACTGCAAGAAACAGAATGGTAAGATTGAATACTGATGGTTCTTTGGATACATCATTTGGAATCGGAACTGGTTTCAATGCGACAGTATGGTCAGTATTGGTTCAATCTGATGGAAAGATTGTTGCTGCTGGTGATTTTGCTACTTATAGTGGAGCATCAAAAGCAGGTGTTGTTAGATTGAACACAAATGGTTCAATCGATTCTACATTCTCATCTCCAAGTTCAGTAAATAGCACTGTATATCAATTAGCACAACAGAGTGATGGAAAGATATTGGCAGGTGGATTATTCACTTCATATAGTGGAGTATCCGTTGGAGGTCTTGTTAGATTGACAACTGCTGGTATTATCGATTCAACTTTCCCAACATCAGGTGTAACTGCTGGTGGATTTCTTGGTGTATATGGATTGACAGTATTATCAGATGATAAAATAATGATTGGTGGTAATTTCTTAACTTATAGTGGTGTTTCTTCAAGAGATATTGCAAGATTAAATTCAAATGGAACTTATGATGCAACTTTCAATGTTGGTAGTGGATTTACTGGTGGTGATAGATTCGTATTGGATATAACAGAAACAAATGGAAAATATTTTGTTACTGGTGTATTTGATAACTATAATGGAACAGCAGTAGGTGGGTTGGTTAGATTAAACTCTGACGGTTCAGTTGATACAACATTCAACACAGGAACTGGTATTGGATATAATCCAGCATCTTTTGGTGAACCATCGTTGGTGTTGTCTAATGGAAATTATAACATCTCGGGGACATTCTCTACTTATAAGGGAGTAACTGTTCCGAATATGATTGTTATTGATCCATTCGGGAACTTATTGAATTGTGAATAATTATTGATTACCAAGATACTATTTAGTATATTTAATATTGAGGGGGGAGTCATCGTGTTTTTACTCCCATTCACTGATTATCTTTTTTGTCATATCCCCCCTCATTTTTTGCATACCTTTTTTTTTATAAAATCAGATACTAAAAATATCTGATTTTTTTTTATTTTTATACTTTACCTGTAGGACTTTTTTGATTATCATTATATTTATAAGAAAGATAAAACTATGGGACAAACAAAAAGATTACTTGAAGACATCCTCGAAGAGGAAATTTATCCTTGTGATATGGATTATCAATATCAGCAATGGGTTATGAATAAACAACTACAAGATCAAGAAGAATATATCAAAAACTATCTTGAGATGCAATCAGCATATGAGGAGATGCTAGCTGACAGATATTGATATGGCACAAGATAAAGACAGACAAATCGTAACACAATCCCAACTAAAGTTAGTTATGGACTATTCCAAACAAATTGGGGTAAACTTGAAACTCAAAGAAGTTATCGGTGTGACTAATGTATTGGTTGACTATTGTATCAATGGTTATAGTAAGGAACTTGGAGATAGATTGGATTCTATTGATAAATTTATTCAATCCAAGTTTGAAGAATAAAATAAAAAAGTATATTTATTGATATATGCAGATTCAAAAAAGGGTTTGTTACGCCATTGATTCCCTTTCCCCCTTACTCACTAGTAAGGGGGTTTTTATTTACATTAACATTTTTATTTGGATTTCTCACTCCATTGGCAAACCATTGAGATTCTTCACTTTTGCTTCTTTTTCTATATTTCATTGGTTTCTTCATTGTGGGGTTATATCTGTCAATAAATTGTTGATGAATATCTTTATTAACATCATACCCCATTTGTTTTAATAATTCCCACATCAACTCATATTCTTCTTTTCTAACACCAGATAAAGAGAAAAACTTTGAGTCTGGTTGTCTCCACATTTGATTGAATGGGTGGACAATATGATCTTTATTTACTTTTACTCCGTGCTGTTTGCATGTCTTGCAAATGGGCAATTTACCACCTCGACAATTTTTACATCTGTAAAATGATTCGATGGATTTTTCAATTTTACATGCGTTGCAGATTTTCTTTTCTTCCATAACAATAAATATGTTGATCTGATAAAAAGTTTAGGTGGAGATAAAAATAATTGTATTACCCATTTTTCTTTGATTACAGAGGACTTCTATATCAAAGTGGTATGAAGATATGACTTGAGGACAAGTCGTCTATAAACACCCTTAAAATCAGTCAAAATATTTTTGTAATATTTTTTTTATAATATTTAGATTTTGTATAGGAACAATATATTTATTGATGTCCCTTCTGACAACATAGGACATTAAAGAAATTATAGAACCCCTGTAAAGTATTCCTTGAAGTCAGAAGCAAGTGGAGAAATATGGGGGTTTTTTTATTACTAATGAAAAATAAAATTAGTGAAATTGAAATAATGATTAGAGGTATATTAGGAAAAGATAAATTTCTAATGTTGAATATGACTCTAATAAAAAAGTTAGATCCTAATAGTGCTTGTTTTTTAACTTATCTTTTAGATAAATATGAGTTTTTAGTGAAATCTAAACAAATTGAAGATACTGAGGGGATGTCAGTGTATAGAAGAGAATTATCTGATAAACTGAATTTAAGTCCTTATCAACAACGAAAAATTGAAAATCAATTATGTTCATTGAATTTAATTTCAATAAGAGAAATGAGAGTTGAACAAGAAACTTTTAATTTATATTATTTTCATATCGCTCAGATTTATGATTTCGTTGAAAAATAACTATACCCCCATTAAAAAACTAAACCCCCCCCTAAAGAAACTTGAGGCTGATACTATAACATTACTATATTATAAATAATAAATTTAATATAGAATAGTTATAGTATCCCCCTTAAAAAACTAAACCCCCCCATAAAGAAATTTAACCCCCCTATAGTAAAATGAAAAATGAAATTAAATTACATTATGAAATAGTTGAAGAAATAATCGATATGTTGAAAGAACATCAAGAGCATCAATTATATCTTTTGACTGATTATACTCAGTTTGAATTATATGAAGACAGATTATGTTATGCTAAAGATTATATAGAAGCAGGAGATATGATACAACATCTAAAAGAATTATTAAATGAACGAACATAACCCCGAGTTTCAGAGAGGCAATGATTCTAATCTTACTTCAATGGAAAGATTAAACCAGCATCAGATATGGTTACAGAAGCAACATAAAGATGTTAGAGATAATATCAATTCAAAGATAAAGGTTGAAGAGAAACCAGTTCAAGGTTTTCCCAAAGATGAAATCGAAGATTAGATTTTGATATTTATTATTATGAAACAAAGATTAGAACAAGAACTCGGACAATTCATTAACTTGATGGATAAGCAGTATTTTGAGGTATCACCAGAAGATAGGGATTCAATTGCAAGAATGGTGATCATAAGAGAATTTTTAGATTTGAAAGCAGATCCGAGTTCCTTACCCATATATCTTGAATATCTCTCAACGAAAGTAGATCATTTCAAAGCAAATGAAAATTATGAAGCAGCAGATTTCTTTGAAAGAATAAAAAATCAAATTATTTCATTTTAAGTATTGACCATAGTCAATATAGTGTGTATATATTAGTATAACAAAAAAGAATATGAAAAATTTGAATGACAGAAGAATTTACAACTATCTTGTAAATGAAATGTGCACCAGTCTCACTTTGGGAACCAAAGTAACCAATACCCAAATAGCAAAAGATTTGGATATTTCAGTTTTTACTGTAAGGGATAAAATTATCAAAATGGTAAAAAAAGGGTATCTAAATTCACATATTGATTATTTCGATGAGAATAACAAATATGTTCAAAGAAAAATAACAAAAGGGAGCATCGAGCCATCAATGTTATAATTCGAATGTATCTTGATACAAGGTTGGATTCAGGACAATCATAATAGATTGTTCGAAATAACTACAAAAATAAGCAAAGGGCAGAATACAGATGATTTGTTCCAACTTTGTATAGAAGAACTTCTGAATAATCGGGTGATAGATTCTGTGCCCGATAATCAGAAGTTTTTTTATTTTGCTAGAATTGTCAGAAATCAATACCATTCAAAGAACAGCAAATTCCATAAAGTATATCGCAAACATCAATTTACATCTTTGGATTCGAATATTGATATAGCTCAAGAAGAATACGAATCCCCATTTATCACAATGGAATGGTTGATTGAAGAAGTTGAAAAGATAAGAAAAGAACAATGGTATCTTGGACAAATCTTCTTATTATATTTATCAAAGGGGGGGAACCTGACAAAATTATCTAAACTTACAGGTATTCCGATCAATAATCTATCAAGAGATATTAAAATTGTGAAAGGTATACTGAATAATAAACTCAACGAAAAAATTAAATAATATGGGCTGTAATTGCAAAGGTAATAAACGACAAACCAAAACTGTTGTTGTAAATAACGAAGTTCATATACAAACCGAACCTATGACATTAGAATCACTTATTGGGGATCAACAACCCCCATTCACAAGACAAGAAGTTCAACGAGCTCTTGATTACCTTGCTGGTATAACAAGTTCCTATGATGAGAAATTATACCTCTACGACTTTCATAACAAGTATCACAGAGAACAACTACAACCAAGTTGTGCTGTGTGTTTACCAAGAATCCAAAGTCGTATAAACGATATGAAAATCATATTAGACAACTATGACAAAAAGAGTTTATAAACCAACTGGTAGACCTATTGGCAGACCAAAGGTTACTATGGATGAGTTCCCCAAAGGTTGGAAAGAAGAGTTAATTAGAATGGGGAAAGAAGGTATGTTAGATATTGATTGTAAGGTATATCTTAACATTTCCAACGAGACATTTACAAGAATGATGATTGAAGAACCCGAATTTGCGGAATCCGTTTCTATGATGAGACAATTATCTCATTCTTGGTGGGCTAGATTACCAAGAGAAGCATTCGGTTCGGGGACATCAAAACAGATGAACTCAAACCTTTATTCATTGGTAATGAGAAATAAATTCAAGGACGAATGGAACAATGCAGAATCCAAAGTTGATATCACAACTCAAGGAGATAAATTGGATTCCAATAAAAAGATTGAAATAGAAATTGTAAGGAAACTGACAGATGGCGACAAAGACAAAAAGTAATACAGAAAGAAAAATCCTACTCAACAAAAAGAAAGCGGGAGTAGCAAGAAAAAAGTTTAGTGGTAAAGACCAAAAACCTAAACGATATAGAGGACAAGGGAGATGATATGAAACAAGAGACACAAATGTTCTGTGGGGACTCCGCAGTTGAACTATTAAAAATCAAAGATAATTCCGTAGATATGTTATGTTCTGACCCTCCGTATGGATATTCGTTTATGAATAAGGGTTGGGATAAAGTATTACCAAATACAGAAATATGGAGACAGAGTTATAGGGTATTGAAACCTGGTGCGTTTATAACAATTATGGCAGCACCAAGAACGGATGTATTATGGAGAATATCACGAGACCTTGAAGAAGCGGGGTTTGACTTATCATTCACCAATATTGAATGGGTGTATCATAGTGGATTCCCCAAAGCAACAGATGTCAGTAAGTCATTAGATAAAAGATTAGGTGGTGAGAGAGAGGTTAAAGATAAAGTAGTATTACCATATAAAGATAAAAATAGAAGTCCATTAAAGGTTGATGATGGATGGAATGAAAATAGTATGAAGGCTGAGTTTGATATTACCGAACCAGCAACTGATTTAGCAAAAAAATACGAAGGTAGTAAGGCAGGTTTCCAGCCGAAACCTTCAAGGGAAATAATCATCGTTGGAATGAAACCATTTAGTGAGGGGTCGTATGTTGATAAGGTATTAAACTTTGAGGCATTACCAGATAATATCAAGATGACTTATCCACTTATACAAACCCCAAAACCA